TTGAAAGAGGAGCAAAGGCACCTACCATTGGTAGCATGTTAGAACCACTTAGCTATTTTTCTCTTGTCAGCCATCATTCTTTTCTGACCTTTAACTGGTTGATATTGAGTTTCATCTTTGCTTGTCATCTCAACATCAATACCACCTTTTAAATAACCGTCAGAATTTAAAAATTTATCATGACTTCCAACTTGTGTTCCATAAACAGATGATGAATCATCATTTCCTTTTACAGCTCCGCCTTTTGCATAACTTTTTTTTGACATACCTGCCTCCGATAATGCGATTGCTATCGCTTGTTTTGGGTTTTTAACTATTTTTTCAGATTTACCTGAATGTAATTTTCCTGCTTTAAACTCGTGCATCACTTTTTTTACTTTTCCTGGTTTTTTTTCCATAAAATTTCCTTATCTATTAGTTTTTGGTGCACTCTGTTTTGCAAGACTTACACTAGCACGCAGTTTAGCTAAATCTTCGTTTTGTGCAAGCTTATTTTCTTCATTATTTTGATTTAATAGAGCTTTTAGCTTGTCTAAATTGATCCTATCTTCAGCTTCTTTACGTTTTTGCTCATTTTCTAGTGCTTTTAAGTCAACTTCACGTGACTTTAGCTTCAATAATGGGTCAGAATCAAATTGACCTATAACTTTATTTTCTTCTTCAGCAAAATCTTTCATCATCTCAGCTACTAATTGAGATTTTCTTGCTTCAATTTGTATAGAGATACGTTGTAATTGTTGCGCGGCTTGTGGGTTTGTTTGTATTTGTTGTTGTAACATAGGTATCTGTTGTAATTCTTGCACAAATTCTACTTGTACATGTTCTTGAGCCATTAAAGAAATATGTTCAAGTATATTTTTTTGAATTGCAGCAACTGTTAACGGATTATTTCTAACCATATTTAATTGCATGAAGTTTAAATGTGCATCAATGTGTGCTTTATGATCTTGGCCAGGAAAAGCTTGGAATGGTTTTGCTGCCATTGCAGTAATATGTTCTAAACTTGGATCCATTGGCATTGGTTGTTGTGGAGCAGGAAGTATTAAATCAATATCTTTAACACCCATTGCTTCATACATTTTTCTATAAGCTTGATACAAGTCATGAATTTGTGGATTTGATTGTGCAAGTTGTAATTGAGTTTGTGCTAATGCAATTCTTTGTGATTGAGAAAATATATTTGGATCTGCAATTGGAATGATATCTACTTTATCATCAAAGTCAGTTTGTTTAATTTGTCTTTGTCCACCTACTACATCATATGGATAAACTGGTGGTAGATAAGTTGAAAATACATTTGCTAATAATTGAAACTCTTGTTTCATTGCAGCGTAAATTCTTTTATGAATTGCTGACATCACTCTTGATCCTCTTTCAAGTAATGCCATTGTTGTTCCAACAGCTGCCTGTTGATTCATATCACCTACTTGTGCATCGGCAATAGAAGCAAATCTTTGACTTGCATCAACAACAATACCCATTAATTGTAATAAAACTTGATCTGGCCCTTTAAATGGTAAAGGCATAAATGCATCACGAAGATTTCCTCCCGGAGCATCTACATCTCTAAATTCACCTGGTTGAATTGGTTGTGCATCATCTCTAACTCTAATACCACGCATTTTAAATCCTGCTGGTAAATTAGCTAAAGTTCCTGCATCTAATAACTGTCTTAAAGCTTGTGTAGCAGTTCTTGATAATCCACCTATCATGTGAATTAAACCAAGACCATAAAATCCAAGTCCCGGTAAAAATTTAAAATGTACAAAGTAACTAGTTTTTTTCTTTAATAAATCATCTGCTTTATAATTACGTCTTATAGATAAAACTTCTCTTGAACTTTCTTCAATAGTTACAATGTAAGGAAGTTTAATACCTGTGGGCTCACCATTTTGATCTTTATCTTCAAAACCTTCTAGATCTAAATTAACATGACATTCTAATAGCGTATAAACATCTGCTTGTTTAGAAACTCTAATACCTTGTAATTCTAATTGTTTTTTCTCAATCTCATCTTGTTGTAAAGGTGGTTCTCCTAAATCAACGTCTTTATAAAAACCAGATACTTGTTGTTTCTTTAAATCATTTTCAGAAATTTTAATTACATGAATAATTGCTTCAGCATCTTCTAATGAAGTTGCAGTATAAGGAACAATTAAATCATCTGATGGAATAAATTTAGATACTGCTCTTTGTAACACTGCATCATAATAAACTTTTTTAAATGTAGATCCTGATAATGGTAAATAAAATAACATTTGATCAAATTCGGGTTCATATTCTTTCATGACATCCATAATATGATAGTTCATAAAATCTTTAACACGATTTGCTTGATCTTCTTTATTACGATCTGATAATCCTACGATCTCAGTTCTAACTGGTCCACCTGCTGGTAATAATTCTTTATAAGCTTGAGCTTGAAATTGTGTTACTGCTTCTGAAAGCACTGGATGAGTTACACCTGATGCATTTCTAAATGGTTGTGTTCTTGTTTTGTAAGTAAATCCTAAAAGATCTAAACCTTTAACATAAGTTTGTTCCCAATCTTGTCTTGATGATTTGTAATCCGTATATTTTTCTTGAAGATCAGATCCTACTTCTCCAAGTATTTTATCATCTAAAAATTCTGCTAAATTTGCATCATGATCTTGACCACCTTCCATTGCTTCAGCTTGTGGATCAAAAGAAATTTCTGCACCGCCATCTTCAGTTGGAATAACTTGAGCACCTTCAGTTGGTACTACTTCTGGTTCTTGAATTATTTGATCAACTCCTTGATTAGGAAGTTGCATGCCATCCATTAATGTATTAGGCAACGCCTTATCTATATCAGCCATGATTATCTATACCTTCTTTTGAATAATGTTTCAACACCTTGTGAATTAGGACCTTTAACAGGTGGAACAGTTCTTGTCAAATCTGTATTAACAGGTTCACCCTTACTAATAGATCCTCCCTTATAATATCCAGGTGCAATAGGTGTTCTATTTGTAATAGGAGCAAGTCCACCATTTGCAAAACTAGCTAAACCACCATCCGCATAATCTGGTTCTGGGTATCTATCCATAATATCTTCGTAAGGACTTTCTTCTTTTCTTTGTTTACTTTTTATTCTTTCTTCGGCTTTTCCTAAATTTTTTATTTTTCCAGTTCCAATTTTTTCTAATTTTTCAATATCGCTATGCGCATCATCAATGTGAAAAGTATCATAATCAAATTCAACTTTACCTGGGTTAGTAGAATCAGGTTTTGGCCTATTCTCTACTACATAAAAATCACCTGGATATTTTACTTCTTTACCTGTTTCTAAATTAATATCTGTTTTAGGTGGTCTATAAGTTACTTCAAAAGGGGAATCTGCTACTCCTCCAGTTTTAGATTCAATAGTAATTTCTCCTGTTATTTTATTTTCAGTAAGTGTAATTATTTCCGGTTCTCCAGTTTTAGATGGTATTTCTAATTTTTTAACCGTAGTCATATCTTCAACATTTTTAACTTTAGGTGAAATATCAGAACCTTCTTTCATAATTTTATTAACAAGCGGTGAAAACCATTCTGGCATTCCTTTTACTCTAGGCAATGATCTTATGATACCTTTTGCAGCTGCTTTAATTTCAGGAGCACCTTCTTTAAATAATTTTCCAACCATAGGTAATGAAGCAACTCCTGCTCCTAAAAATTTTAAAAAATCTCGTCTAATCATTTGGTAATCCTAATTCTTCACGTTTTTTATTTTCTTTGTATTCGTTATACATATCATATCCTGTATACAAACTTGAAGCAATAAGACCTGGTATTCCTAAAAATCTTCCAGCTCCTGCTATCACTCTTGGGCTTAAACCCATTCTTAATGCTGCACTCATAATTCCAGGTTCAGCGGTTGCCGATACATTTTTTAAATTAAAAAAATCTTTTACTTTACCTAAAGCTCCAGCGGATGGATATTGGCCTGGTGTTTTAGGAAGACCTTCTAAGAAAGCTAAATTCATATAAGTAGTTGGACTTGTTAAAATATCTGATGCCGATTCACCTTTCGCGACTCTACTTCCAATTTCAGCTGCATCCATTGCAGCTACAGGTAGTGGTGTAAAAGCTCTACCTAATCCTTTAAGTGCAACTCCTGCTGCTGATCTAGTCGGTCCACGACCCGCGCTTCGCGCAGCTTCATAAGTTTCTTTCGCACCGGGGATCGCGAGTGCCGCTGTTAATCCTGCAGTAATTGCTAATGAGTTTTCTGCAATTGGATTATCTGCAAGCCAATATAGTTTATCAGATTGGTCTGCAGGTGTTTCCGGATCTTTCATAAAAGTCATTAAATCTTTATCAAAATATAATTTAGGTTTTGTTGCTTCCGCTATTTGTTGTTCAATGGATTGTTCTGGTTGCGTCTCTGCTGTTTGATCTTGCATCGCGGTTTGCATTTCTCCTGTTGGAGTCTTAGCCTGTGCTGTTCCTACAAGTGCAGTTCCAGCAAGAATAGGTAAAGTAAGTTTGTTTAATTTTTTAGGAGTATATGTTTTAACGACATCCATTATTTTTTCAACAGGCTTACCTAAATTTTCGGTATAACCAATAAATCTAACTGGGTTACCTGCTTCATTTTTAAATATTCCTTTTGGAACATCAGGTCTTAAAGGAACTTTTAATTCTTTTGCTTTTTCAACAATGTCATTAATTTTAGTTTGAGCTTCCGGGTTGTCATAATTTTTTTCTATAAATTTTTCAGCATCAGGAATAAAGAATTGATTTAAAGAAAAAGGTGCTGCAAATCTATTTGCAGGAGCATTTAATAGTTCACCCCCTAATTGAACTCTTTTGCCATGTGATAAATTAAAAAATCTTGCATCTTTTTTAGGATCAATTACTGCAAATTATAGACAAGCAAAAACTAATCTAAAAGAAGAAATTCCAAATCTACAAACTTTTATTGATCAAAGTTCTGCTAAAAGAAAAAAATTAACAAGAGCAGAAAATCCTGAAAAAAGAGAAATGGATTTAGTCAGTGCACCA